CTGTACCTTCACAGGTTCAGTTAAGACGAAATCTCGTCTTTCTCTCCTCAATTGGAGTTCTATCTTTAGTTCTTCTTCTGAGAGGGTCCCCCAGTCTTGGGTAATTAGGTAGTTACATCCTAATTACTTCGGCCGGGAGTTAGGTCAAGTCTTTTGATTTGATATTGCCTCCTAAACCGAGTGACACCCGCCATCCTTCCAAAGGTAGCCGCAGCCCCCACCTAGGGGAAACTGTAGGATAGTCTCTAGAGGGAAGTGACGAATGGTCGTCGGCCTGGTTTAGTAACATACAAATCAGAGTCCCATGATACATACCCTGTTATGGATTCATATTATGGTCTCTTTTGATCACTTATTAATCCGGAAACCGGGTCCGAGTCACCAAACTCTTCTTCAAGTTGAATCTAATACTAAGAATATGAAAAACATATCTCAATTATTGGACCAGAAGTTTCGTTTCCGAAGCTTCTCACTTGGAGTTCTATCTGCTAAGGCTATTAGAAATAATAGCTTAAGTATGGTTGGAATGGTCTTACGACTTATTCCGACCATGCAAGGGAAACTGACTCCGGCCATTGCAAAAGATACCAAAAGTATCCTTTCTCAATTTTCTCGAATTGCTAAGTGCCAAGGGATCGTTGGGTTAGTGAAATACTTAAAGGCCTGTTCTGTGTTAACACAGCAGTCCATCTCTGGTTTTAAAGTTGATAACTTTTCACCCAGGGTAAGTAGAACTAACTCCGGGATCCCTCGGATTCTTCCTGTTCATTGTAGACGTATGATACGTCAGGGGCATCTCGTTTATATGAGACTCTCTCTGACAATCTTCTCCTTGTTCCGTGTAATGCGGTATCCAGGGAAAATGAAAATATCTACAATAACAGCTCCGTACTCAGGTACAGAACAGATGATTCGTATTGTAACTAAGGATATTCCTCGGTTCGTACGACTCTTCTGTCCGTCGGCTGGAAGATCTTTAATCGGACGTTTTTCCTACGTCGTGATTAATAAATCTTCTCCGATGGCCCTGAGAGGAATTGCGTCTACTCATCCTACTTCATTGATTCGAGCTGCTTTGGCTTTTACGCCAAAACAGGTCGAGTCACTTGAGCTTCTAGCGAGAGCTAGCCATCCTGAATCTCAGGTGGTTATCACTCCAGAAGGTATTAAGGAACCTCCTACTCCCTTACCAGGAGTTATGGTGTTCATTAACAGAATTAGGAAGAGCGTAATTCCTTCCTTGTTTGGTTTAGGGATTAATACCCCTTCTCATACAGGGAAACTCGGCTTGAAGGAAGAAGCTGCGGGAAAGGTGCGAGTTTTCGCTATGGTAGATCCTTGGTCTCAGATGATCTTGCGGCCATTCCATTTGGGACTTTTTAAAATTTTAAGAAGAATCCGAATGGATGGTACGTTTAATCAACTTAAACCATTGGAAAGAGCATGGGGTTTTAAATCCCTATACTCTATGGATCTATCCTCTGCCACCGACCGTCTACCAATGAGAATCCAAGTACCTCTAATTCAGCAGCTGTTTAAATTAACAAACGCTGAAGCTGAGGCCTGGAGATCTCTACTAGTAGACCGACCCTATTATTGTCCTCCACTGAACACATCGGTGATGTATTCGGTGGGTCAACCAATGGGGGCGTTATCGTCGTGGGCGATGTTAGCAATGACTCATCACCTCATCGTGCAAGTAGCAGCATGGCGATCTGGATTTGATAAGAAGAAACTGTTCCGAGCCTACGCCGTTCTCGGTGATGATATAGTGATCTTCGATAAGAAGGTTGCAAAATATTATCACAGGGTATTGACTGGGCTTGGGGTAGAGTGTAATCTAGCTAAATCTATCATGTCCCATAGAGGGATTGGATTAGAATTCGCAAAGAAAACATTCTTCCAAGGTTTCAACGTATCACCCTCACCTCTTACAGAGGTGTTAGCCGCTCTGAAAGACCCTATCGCACTCCTACAGTATGGAAAAATTTACGGACTTAAGTTCGTAGACCTTCTAACTGTAGCAGGTTTCGGGTTCCGCGTGAAATCTCGTGCTCATCTGCCTTACTGGAGACAACCTAACAAAAAAGTTAGATATCTTCTGATATGTCAGATGATGCAAGCGGGAAATCTAAAGGAACTCTTTTCCCGATCCATGGGATCCAAGGTTGGTTCGCCACTTCTGGCTTCCACCTTGTCATCCTATGTATCTGGAACTCTTAACGACCTATTCAACCAATATTTCAAAAATATTAGGGTTGCCTCGGCGTTAGATGCGAATACTCTTTCTGAGGCTACTACTTATCCTCGGTTATATTATGATCTGTTCTGGTTGATATACCATCCTTTTGTATTTAATTATAAAATATTAAACACTCGAGGAATGGCGTTAACCCAAACTCTTCATCATAGTTTCCGACCGGTTAAGGAGGGGGTGGATGAAGCCATTTTTGATCTTGTGGAGAGACTAAAGTCTCTATTCACAATCGAAAGCATGGTATCGTCCCTATCCCTGGATATTACTAAAATGCGACGTGGCGGTGACGAGGTTCCGGTAAGAGTACCGGCCCCCAAAGCGCTACGTATCCAAAACGCATGGAAGGTAGTATTCGAGGCCTTCGTAAAGAAGACAGATCCCATCACCGAGAAAATTGATCAAGTAGACGTTTTAGAACGTTCACTCTTTCCTTTAGCTCTGATTAGTAGGGTCTTCTTCAAGTCGGTCCCAAAGTCAACTATTGGTAAGTTGAGAACAATGAGAATTGCTCGAACACCGTTTCCAGCAGACTTGGTAAAGTCTTTTGGTTATAGAACCCTATTTTGGTTTCTAAGTGGTGAAGTAATTGCGGCGTTTATTACGACGTCATTACTGTACTATATCGGAGCAATTTCCATAGTGATCCTAGATCATCTTTGGTTACACAATGGTGATTTACACTCGCTCTTGCCACTATTATTGGTTCCATTTGGTCCACTAATAGAGTTGGTCAAGGTGAGTTTCTTTGCTGCCTTATCCTATTTCGGATTGGCACCTGCTTGAACTATTCCTGTCTCAGTGAAGATTCTAGTTGTGACCTTTATCGGTCACCTAGGGTATGCATTAACTGCATTACTTCATCATTGGGATTGGATAGTAGCTGTGTATTCTGATTTTCATTGGAATCACGGAGGAGCAGAGTCTATATGGCAGATGATTCAATTTAGCTTTGGGACATACTATGAATTAGTATTAGTTCCACTAGCTGGATTTGTTTCATCAATCATAAAGTCAGCGTACTCACTCAGCTGGTCCTACATTAAAGAATCTGTCTTTTGGGCAGATATATGTTGGGGTCAAAATGCTATCTCCTATTGGTTATGGGATTCCTTTACTTTCCTTTACGGGTATCAGGACTACACAGTCACTGATTTCCGATGGAATGTAGAGGACCAGTACCTTCCGGATATTCCGGAAGATCCTGAAACCCCCCAAGAGGATGACGCATCCGACACCGACACTATAACCGGACATGAATGGGATGGTCCTAGTCATTATGACTGGACTAACCAGGATGACGGTTTCTTAATCATAGAACCAGTACCAACCGAACCATGGTATGTTCGATTAAGTCAGTATTACGTAAGTAATGCATTCTTGATTTCACCTATTATTGGTTTGATCGTAGTTCCCACTGTGAAGTGGTTACTACTTCCTGCTTCTACTTTGATAGTAGGGTAGGAGGCTTGGACGATCTAATACGTTAATAAGCAATGGTCGCAGTCGGA